ACCTTCCACTGTAACTTAACTCCTTACGTAAGAATTCTAAAGATCGATAAAGGAAACCAGTAATGTCTAAGTTTGGATCAGACGCTAATGGTAATTCGGGGGTTTGAGGATGCGGAATCTGATAGAGATTTCCTAGCAGTCCTATGAATGAATTTAAAGACTGTTGTGTTTGTTGGACCATTCGGAAGGGATAGCCGCTTAACATTGCTGCTCTCTCTTCGTCTGTTTTACCAGGGAACAGGTATTTCAGTGCTTCAATAGAATCAACACCGAGTTCTTGAAGGTTACGAACAACAATACTGTTATTGAGAATGTCGTCTGTACTTTCTTCAAATACTTCTCCCGTCCACCGCCAACGAACTAAAGTGCTGCCGTCAGGGATAAGTCCAATAACTCCTGGGGGCATATCGCCTGAATCCAGTCTAGCACGTATCTCTTCTTCCCTTTTAGCAGTAAATTTCTCCATTGCCTTGACGTGATCTGCGGCTGCAGATTCGTATTCTTCAGGCGTCGGAAACTCCTCAGGCAAAGGAACTGTAGGTTCTTCTAATCCAATAGCATTAGCAAACGAGCGTTTAAATAGCAGCTCTTCATAATGGATCATCATTCCAAAGAGTTTGCACAAGCCATAAGTAAACAAGGCTTTTGCTTTCTTTTCAGCAGTAGCTGCAACACGACCGTAAAGAGTTTTAATCTCATAAGCAGTAGATGCTGTACCAATATCAATATCATCAACTCCACCTAATGCAAGGCGAATTTCAGAGCGGTACTGTTTGACGTAGAGGTTCTGGTCACCAGACACAGAGTCAGGCGTCATATAACTGACACGATCTGTAGGTTCAAGGTTTGCAATAACCCGAGGCACTTTGATTTGACCATCTAAGCCAGGACCCATCCCAAAGGGTTCGCTGACACGACTGCTAGGACGGTTTTGTGCAAAGAACCCAGCTTGTGAACTAATCGTAGGACGGAAAGTATTCTCGTCACCAGAATCAATTAAGTCGTGTTTAGGGCGACTAGATACAAGCGTTGGGTTGCCAAAGAACTTGATGTTCTTGCGAATGTTTCTAACTAACTCATCGTGATACAGAATCTGATGAGCCATCCAGTCGAACTCACCGTTGCCAGTAGCTTCACCGGTACAATCCATATGATTGAACACTTCGACTGCTGGAATAAATCCAAGACTGTTTACTAAAGTCTCAGTTTGACCAGGCATCGTCAGAGGCATCTGCCCCATATCGTTTTCAAACTCAATCTTTTCGTCAGAGATCGTCTGTTCGATACGGTCTTTGTAAACCTTAAGTCGAATATACTTTTTCTTACCGCCACGATTGTCTGTTTGAGCATACATATCAATGGCGTTTGGTTGACGCACATTGAAACTGTAAATCAGAACAACACTTTCAAGTTGACCAGTTTGATCTCGATAAGCACGGTAGCTATCTTTAGGAAAATAAAGTAGCTGATACTCATCTCCTGAAGGACGGAAATAGAACAAACCTTGTCCGTCACAGAGGAAGTAGTCCACAATGGACTCAAACTTCATCTCAAGCATATTGTCGGTACACACTTTCTCAAGGAATTGTGTGCGCTGTCCGAACGAATCTTGTTCAGCAAAGAATTCAATACCCCGGCGTAACATAAATGTACGCATTTGAGCTAAATGAGAAGACACAATCATTGTGTCTACTTGCATATCACCACGACGCTCTTTTGCAGCAGTCAGGATCTGTTCAAATTGCGTCTGTACCGGGTTGCTCATTATTTTCTACTAGTTTCTACTAGTCTACTCAATCTTTGTCACGAAGAGCATCAAAGTTATTCCTACGGATTTCACTTAAGTTGAAATTAGGCACCTTAGGCATTCTCCAATGACCGGGATCTCCAAATACGTTAGCCATATATTGATCAGACTTATCCATCAAATAGAAAGGAGATGCGTTGATTTGATTCTCTGGATCGGGATCAACGTAATCACGTGCATTTGATCGAATAGCTTGATCAGCAGGAGTGTTACCTTTCTTAAATTTATTTCTAGACTGCAGATTGTCGTTTAACTTACTGTAAGCAGTAGTTGATTTAATGCTATCAGCCAACCCTCCCTTACGAGCAGCAAGAGCCTGACCCATACTCATTGCAGACATTGGAGTATCTTCGTAAGAGTTCCCACCTGTACTTTGATAGTTAAATACGGTTGACCCTTCAACAAGGTTGAACGAATTGTCAGTAGAGCTATTATCAATTACATTATTGTCTCCACTTACATTGCCAACTTTATTTCCAAGAGATCTACTTTGATCAGCTTTTATATTTACATTATTTTTTGCTGCGTTATTGAAACTATTAACTGCTTTAAAGCTATTATCAATTTTGCCCCTGTTATTCCCTCTGCCTGCATTAGAAATATCATTAACTGATTTATCAGTTTTTATTTTGTCTCTTTCAGCAAGAAGTTTGTCATAGCGTGCTCGATCACTTTCACCAAAGAATCGACCACCCTCTAAAGCTTTAAATGCTAAATCTTTGTCTAAACCTTCAGTAGCTTTATCATATTTAGCTTTTAGTTCAGCAGCATTAAGATCTTTGACGCCGTGACGCTCAATAGCGTTTTTAAAATAGCCCGTGTTTGCCCTTCCAGCCCATTTATCAATTAAATTTCTAGCACCCATACCAACAAAACCTTCTTTTGTTTTGTCTTTACCTTCAGCACCGCCTAAATTATCGGCAAAATTAATTAACTGTTTTCGGCTGTAACCAGCTCTTGCAAGACCTCTAACATCGCCCCTACTCAAGCGCTGTTGACCTTCGCCTACTCCAGTAGCTTCTAAATCATATTGATTAAGTTGTCTTCTTGTTTTTTTCTCTTCTGGGCGATAATTTTTAAACTTAGGATTGTTTGAATCACGCTTAGTTCCTTCAAATTGCCTATTGCCTTTAAGACCTCTAGCTCCAGGAGTATTTTTGTCTACCTTTCCACCAAAAGCAGCATTTTTCGCACCGCCTTGTGATTTATATTTTTCTAAAGCACCTGATTCTCCAGCTTTACGCTTACGGCGCCTCTTTTCTTCACGATTCATTGCTAACTATAAATCAAAGCTATCACCATTGTAGTCAATTTGTAATGCGCCTCTTCTTAATAAACCGCCAATAGTTAATACCATTGAATCTACTGCATCATCGTGCTGTGAATGCCCAAAATTTAATAACTCTTCTTCAAGTACATTCCACTTACGCCACTTATTCCAAACAATTTTTCTGTTCTCGTACAAACCTAAAACACCGCGTAATCGAGCAAGTTTGTCACCTTTAAACCCTTTAACTGGAGATACAGTCAGGTTATATAAAGCACGATGCTCAAGCATTACTCGTTTGAAGTCACCTTCAAAACTGTTTTGATACGCCACAGCCTCAGGCCAAATCACACACGGTGACATTGTTGGGAAGTATTGCCCTTCATCGTTTTCTAAAAGAATATTCCAATCGGACAGCATTTCGCATAACGCATCCATTTTTTCTAGGTTGCCCATCGACCTAGCTCTACGTTGATCAATTAAATAAATCTTGCCTTCTTTGATGCCAGCAAGAGTCATCACTGTCCAGTCATTCTTTTCAGATAATCCGGCACTAAGATCAATACCTACGCCAAGGCAGTCGTAGTCTTCAGGTACTTCACCTTTTACAATTAACTCAGGTGAAATCCCAACATCGGTATTACGTACAGCGGTGTTTAGATACTGATAAGCAAAAGCAACACGATCCTCGTTTTTACGTTCATTCAGATACTTCATACTCCAGAACTCAGGCCAGTACGAGCGCTGTCTACCGTCTGCGTCTGTTATGACTGCTTTTTGAATAATTTGTTTCCAGTTATTTTTTGGTACAAATAATGTGGCGTGTATATCGTCAAAGTGAAATCGGGTCCCCAGGCAAATTGCTCTCGCACCCTGGAACATCGTAGGAGCGATAACGTTACTCCACGTTTGTTCCATTTCACGTCTAATGTCAGGGTTATTGATCGAAGCCGCAGATTTGATAGGGTCATCGATAAGGACCAACTGCGATCGTTTGGAAGTGATTGCCCCCTTGAGACCGCCACACGCAATGGTGAATGCCTCTTCGCCCGCCGTATCAATACCAGCGAAGTCATAATCAATCGACCAATATTCATCTGACCGTTTTATCTTTGATAGTCGTACCATTGGGAAAATTTCCCGATACTTTGCTGAAGTAAGAATGCCTTTAATTGTTGCTGACTTTGCTCTACTAATGTCAACCATATAGGCGATATAGAGGATCCGCAGCATCTTTCCTGCAGCAGTGTGTCTGCCAATCATCCAGGCAGCAAACAAACCAAGGACTGTTGACTTCGCAGAACCGCGTGGCGCGAGGATTGCAGTATTAGGTCCGCCAATGCCCATTAGGCACTCGCTGTCTTCTCCAGTACACAGTTCTGTGTGCCACTCCAACATATGTTTTGCAGGAGCTTTGCCCATTGCTCTGCAAAAATCTACAAAGTTATCCCTTGCTTTTAATATCTCTTCACTGGGAGCTTTGACAGTTACTTTCGTAGCTGTCATTAATGCAGATCTTTTGTAGGCTAATGCAATGCTTGGTACTGCCATACATTTTATTCATTTGCCTTAAGTCTAACGCTCAGCAGATCGTTGCGCAGCTCTATCTTTAGCTCGTGCAATTGCACGGCTACGTTTTTCGTAAGCTTTACGTTCATCGGAAGCTAACCTCATCGCTTGCATATACTCTTCAACTTCTTGCTGACGAGGGTTGCCAGATAAATAATAGTTACCTGATAACTCTGTAATCGCTGGAAGGCGTTTAGCAAGAGTGTTCTGCAGTCGTAACCCTTGAGTCCGTACAGCAAGAATTTCAGGTAACTGTGGTAAATCAGGCATTGTTCACTTCACTATATACTTTAGCCCAGATTGCGTTAATTGCGTTGTCAATAGGTTCGGCAAACTGGGGATCATCTTTAAAGATAGCCGTAAGTTCACGCATCACTCGGTCAGCACCTGCAAGGATCAAACCACGCTTATCTGTACTACGGTTAATTCGTTCAGATGTTTCGATGTGACTACGAAGTTCTTTCTCTAGCGAAGCAAGCCGTGCAGCTCCATCTGAACCTTTAATTTCGCCGGATGTGATTGCCATACGCAGCTCTTGTACATCGCTGTGTAATGCACTGATTTCACTATTGAGAATGCCACGGCGATCAAGCTTTTTATACTTCATCTTTACCCAACGCACTAAGTCGTTGAATGTGCCTTCATATCCGAGGATCCCTGCGAATACCCAAATTTCAATAACACTTGGAGTGATCTCAGCAAATTCTCTAAAGTTTTCAGAATCAGCAGCAGGAAGAGTGTCTAACCACTGATCAACAAAAGTGATATAGACCTTACCTGTTTTAGTTTCAGTTTGCATTAGAATCTTGTAGCGAGACTTCTAGAAGACGAACGCTGACGTGCTTGACGACGCCCATCAATCCTGTCACTAAAGTCTATCGTCTTACGGTCTTGATCGCCTTGTGTAGAAATCCGATTGGTATCTGTTTTCCTGGTTTCGTCTCCCTCTGTACGAATACGATTGGTATCAGTTCGCCGAGTTTCATCTCCTGTAACACGAATTGATCGTCGATCTTCACGTCCCTGCGTTGTGATCCGATTGGAATCTGTTTTACGTGTTTCGTCTCCTGTCGTACGAATGTTTAAACGGTCTTGTCTGCCTTGTGTGTTAATTCGATTAGTGTCAGTTCGACGAGTCTCGTCGCCTGTCACTCGAATTGCTCGACGATCTTCTCTTCCCTGTGTTCGGATATTCTTCCGATCTTGAGTTCCTTGTGTATTAATCCGATTTGTATCTACACGCACATCGGCATCTGCTTGATTAGCGATGCGATTAGTATCAGTTAATCGTGTTTGCTGTCCTGTACGATCAATGCGATTGGTATCTGTTAATCGTGTCTCTTCTCCTGTTTTGACAATATTTAAACGATCTTGTAAGCCCTGTGCTCCGATGTTCGCCCGAGTCTCTCGACCAGTAGTACGAATGTTTGCGCGATCTTGTTTACCCTGTGCGCCAATTTGTCTTACATTTTGATCACCTTGTGCAGCAATATTCGCACGATCTTGTCGTCCTTGTGCACCAATGTTTAAACGACTTTCTCTGCCTGTTGTACGAATGTTCGCACGATCTTGCTTGCCTTGTGCACCAATAGTGCGACGGTCTTGATCACCATCAGTCACACGCAGGGCTCGATCTTGCACGCCTTGTGCATTAATATTCATCCGAGCCTGATCACCTTGTGCTCCAATGATTCCTAAATCACGCTTTTGTTGGTTGTCTGCAAACTGATTAGAGTACTTGTACTCCGCTTGCATTGTCCGCATATTTTTCTTGAACTGGTCGTTTCGAGCAAACGCCTGGTTTTTACGTTCAAGTTTAGCAATGTGAGATGCGTTTTTTTGTCCTAAACCCGCCTGGAATGAGGCATTGCTTTTTGCAATTTGGCTATTGATATATGATTCCGCTGCATTTAACTGTAGATTTCTGATACCAGTTGCTGCATCTTCTTCGCCGTCTTTAGCAGCACCGTAAAGGCTGCTCATAGTATCGGCAAAATTCATAACACCAGTTTTCATCTGGTTAAAGCCTGCGCTTTTCTTCTTTTTACTATTTCTGTTTTTCTTTTTCTTTCTGCTCATTTACTCGGCATAATTACTTTCTCAATACATTGTATCTAAGTTCTATACAATAGAACTGTTAGGTGGTAGGATTAATGACTTACGAAGGTAGAACTAATACAGCTAGCTATGTAACTGCTGGGATAGCAGGTGCAGATGCTTTTACTTCTAATCTTCGAGCTACCAAGTCTACTGACTTTACTAGACTCAGTAACACAATTGCTGATGCTAGAGCCTTACAGCAAAAAGCTTTAATGCAAGGCGATCTTAAAAAAGATCTAGCCAAAATGAAAGCCGATGCTCTGATCAAAGAAGGTAAAAAGATCAAAGAACTTGGAGAAGACTCCAAGCCTCGAATGGCTGGAATGTTAGCCGCCTTCACTCTGAATGGTGCCGGAGGTTATCTGGCAGGGGCAGAGTTGAAGAAAGAAATGAACCGTAAATCTGACACTAGTTATTATGACGAACAATGGCAAAAAGCTCAAGACTCTAAGCTTCCTACTGACGACGCTTCTATTAAGTCCTATCTTGACGGGGTGTACTCTGGATTCACTAACGGAAAAAGCGGTGGAGAAAGTCCAGGAGGAAGCGGTAAAAAAGATTCAGGAGCAGTTACCGAGCCAGTTACCGGAGCTACCATCAACACCAACTCAGGATCTGCAATCACTCCCGTTGGAGATTCCCCAGCAGGGAAATACGGGCAAAACTG